AATTATTATGTATATCAAGGAGTGCCATACGATTTCGTAAATAATGGCGTAATCCTAGGAAAATAAAGGGTTTGCGGAGTTTTCGTAAAATCGTAAAAAATATAAAATTCTATGTATTTTAATGTATTTTAATATGAAAAGTGTGTAGTAACTGTGTAGTAACCACCCCAAAAAGTGTGTAGTAAAAATTGTATATAGAAAAGCCATTATATGACACAAATATGAGAAGAACATGGAAATGCTCTTCTCTTTTTTTATGCCACAATTTAGGCATAAGGAGATGATGTTATGTTTGACGATGAAGTGAGAGAACAAATATTTGCTAAAAGTGAGTTACAAAAAATCGACCTAATGACATTATCTCTTGTCATTAAAGCAATCGAGGAAGTTTTAGAGGAGGCAGACAATGAACAATTCTTATCAGGCACCTATGATGAATAATCCTTATATACAATCTCAAAATCCATATATGGATAGAATGAACTTCTTACAAAATTATCAGCAGAGCTTACAACAGCAGCCTATGCAGATGAATCAGCAGCCTATGCCACAGCAGATAGCAGGCATTAACGGAAGAATAGTACAGGCAGTTGAAAATATCAACGCTAACGAAGTTCCTATGGATGGCTCAATGGCATTTTTCCCGAAGCAGGATATGTCGGAGATATATGTTAAGGGTTGGAACGCTGACGGAACTATCAACACGATTGTGTATAAGCCTTATACAGCCCCTAAAGATAATCAGACAGTAAATTCTATGGTTAATACAGAAAATGCCAAATTTACCCTATCAGACGAAAGCACAGAGCTATTTCTGAATAAGTTTGAGGAATTATCAGAGAAGATAGGGCAGTTGGAAGATAGATTTGATAAATCTTTAGGGACACAGAGAAAAGCTTCAAGAACGCAAAAGGAGAGTGAGTCTTAATGAATCCTATGCAGATGTTACAAGGCATGAGAAACCCACAGCAACTTTTACAACAGATAGTGGGGAATAACAGTGTAATGAGCAATCCAATGGCCAGAAATGCTATGCAGATGGCTCAAAAGGGGGATTCCAAGGGCATTGAACAGATGGCTAGGAATTTGTGCAAAGAAAAGGGAATTGACGCAGATAAGGCTTTTGAGTCATTTAAAAGTCAATTAGGAATGTGATACTAATTCTTGCAAGATTATGTATATAAAAATGAATTATGGAGGTAAATTCTATGTTTAACACAGGTAATTGTGCATCCGTTCCACTCGTTGCGAACATTGACGGAAACGGAAATAACAACGGATGGGGCGCAGAAGGCTCATGGTTATGGTTTATTATCGTCATCTTTGCTATCTTCGGATGGGGTGGATTCGGTAACGGGTTCGGAGGAAACGGAATGAATGGTGGTGTCGGCAGTGAAATTCGGAGAGGTTTTGACAACCAGGCGGTTATCTCAAAACTTGATGGTATCTCAAACGGCTTATGTGATGGCTTTTATGCCATGAATAACAGTATGCTCACAGGCTTTAACGGTATTAACACAAATATCATGCAGACTGGATATGGCATACAACAGGCAGTAAACGCTGACACAGTTGCTAATATGCAGAACACCAACGCTTTACAGTCACAGCTTGCTAACTGTTGCTGTGAGACAAGGGAAGCTATCCAAGGTGTAAACTACAACATGGCAACTAACACTTGCGCTTTACAAAACACAATGAACAATAATACAAGAGATATTATTGACAGCCAGCAGGCAGGGACAAGAGCAATCCTTGACTTCCTGACAAACGACAAGATTGCAACCTTACAGGCAGAGAACAATGATTTACGCAGAGCAGCTTCACAGGATAGACAGAACGCGCTTCTGACTACTACAATGGCAGCGCAGACAAATCAGATTATTGACGCTGTAAGGCCTACACCGGTTCCATCTTTCCCGGCTTCTAACCTTTATGGTTATACATATGGCTGTGGTTGCAATACCGGCTGTAGCTGCTAAAAGTAGCAGCTACGCAAAAATGAATAATTGAGTATCTTAATTGAGTTTAACTCAATCTAAACTGATTAAAAATCGTTTTTAGTCGAGGATTAGTCCAAGTTTAGTCGAGAGTTAGTCGAGATTATGTCTGCTAAGCAGTATTACTTGATGTTACCGACACAAATGTCGGGAAGATAAAGGGCAGACTATAATGTTTGCCCTTTTGCACATTGAAAACCGAATATTAGTTGATGATTTGTAGATTTGATTTTTCTAAAAAACTTGAATTTTGGGGTTGACTTTTTGTGCCACATAAAATATACTTTAATTGTGCCACAGAAAGTGAGGTGTTTAAAATGTCTCCACGCACAGGTAGACCTAAAGCATTACAACCAAAAACAATAGAGGTTAAGGCAAGGATTGATGAAAAGACAAACAATAGACTTAATCAGTATTGTGAAAAACACAATGTAACAAGAACAGAAGTTGTCAGAAAAGGGATTGAAAATGTTTTAGACAAAGAAAAAGAGTAATCGCTAGATTTGACCGTCACACGATTACTCAATGCACCAACTCCGAAAGGAATTGATAAATCTATTCTATCAGTTTCTTTCGGAAAATCAAGTATTTTTTGAAAGGATAAGATATTATGGAATTAGAACGCAAGAGTATTGATGAAATGACAAAGGCAGAACTTAAAAGGGAGCTAGATGACCTTAGATGTGACTATGACACATTAAAAGCCAAGGATGACATTATCAAGATATTAGACCGCATGCCAACGAGCATTGAGCTAGAGGAAGTAAGAAAGTATGCTGAAAAGGTGTATCAGAAGTCCGTGGATAAGCATTGGAGCTTCTTAAATGGAGTACACGATAACATCTGCAATATGGTAGATAATTTGTTGGAATCAAGAGACTACAGTATGCTAAACTATCTGAACTGTTTTGTATATGGCAAGTTATTAAGCGAAAATCCGACCGCAGCAGAAGGAGCAAAGACAATGACAGACGATATGGAAAAGTTATTGTTGAGACACTTAATGGCAGAGAGAGGCGGTGTGGCATAATGAATGTGATTAACAATGCAATAGATATGAAAACTCCGATTGAGATTGCTTTACAGATTGATGAAAGCGGTCACACTACAGCGAGAGCGTTGTATGATTTTTTGGAGCTTACACCAAGTCAGTTTTCAAGATGGGCTAAAACCAATATTGAGGGTAATGAGTTTTATGAAGAAAATAAAGATTGGTGGGGGTTCGACATTATGTCGAACGGTAATAAATGTAAGGATTATCGACTTACAACAGATTTTGCGAAGCATCTATCTATGGAAAGTCATTCTGCCAAGGGCAAGACAGCAAGGCAGTATTTTGTTAAAGTAGAAGATAAAGTAAAGGAAGTTGTAATCAATCGTTCTCAGTTATCTCCGCAGATGCAGATGTTTTATGCAATAGCAGACGAACAGGCTAAAATGGAGCTTGAACAGAAACGACAGGCGGAGCAGATAAATAAAGTTGAGCAGACTGTTGACAATATGAAAGAGATATTTACACAGCCTATCGGAGATTGGAAAGCTGAAATCAATGCAAGGGTGCGTGAAATTTCAATCAAGAGCAAAATTGACTATCAGATACTTTATAATCAACTCTACGGAGAATTGGAAACCACTGCACATTGTAGCTTAAAGAGATTACAGGATAATAAGAAAAAGCGTATGGAGAAAGCGGGCAATACCAAAACAGCAATTAAGAATGAGACAACAAAAATTGCTATTATCTTTGAAAAACCACAACTTAAAGCTATTTTTGAGAATATCGTCAAGAAATATGCTATGAGTTATTGTGCATAATCAAATTTAGAAACCATCAACTAATATCGGTTGGTGGTTTTTTATTTTATGAAAGAGAGGTAATAAAAATGGCTGAATTTTCAAGCATTGCAACACAGACAGTTGCAGTAAACGGAAATGTATTATTTACAGATGCGCCAACATCTGTATGCAATAAAGGATATATTTCGCACAGAACAGGGAGCGGATTAATTAACCTTAAAGGTGCTACCAACACTTGCAAAGCAAAGTACAGAGTAGAATTTAACGGAAATGTTGCAGTTCCTACGGGTGGAACCGCAGAAGCAATTTCATTAGCCATTGCTGTCGAGGGCGAGCCGGACTTATCTACATTGGCAATCTCTACACCAACAGCAGTTGAAGCATTTAACAACGTGTCTATGGCAACAGATGTATGGCTTCCTTGCGGATGCTGTCAGGCAATTTCTGTCAAAAACACATCTACACAGGCAATTAGTGTTGCTAATGCAAATATTACAGTAAATCGTATAGGTTAGGAGGTTTAATATTATGCATAAATGGGCTAAACAGATAATGGAATGCGTCAAAGCTAAAGTTGACGGAATTGGAATTGACAATTTTGAGGGACAAAATCTTGACGATTTAAAGGATTTTACCGAGATTGTTAAGAATATCGTAGAATTTGACAAGGAGTATCTGATTGTTGAAGCTATGGAAAATTCAAAAGACGATTACAGGAGATACACCGAACCGCCATATTATCACATGCCGGTAAACTACAACGACATGGAGTATATGCGTGACATGGATAAGAGCCGAGGTAAGATGTACTACTCTGAACCAATTGCACCACATGTGAGTGAAAGCAATTATGACAGAGCAAAGAGACATTATACCGAGACAAAGGAAATGCACAAAGGAGCTTCAACAGAGGACAAAGAGCATAAAATGAAAGCCCTTGACATGTATATCCGTGAATTGAGTGGAGATATATCGGAGCTTTTAAACGACATGACAGCAGAAGAACGTAATCTTATGCGTACCAAACTTAGTACACTTGTTTCTAAGCTGTAAATTTAAAGGCTATGGATAGCAATATTCATAGCCTATTTCATTCGGAAAGGAGCATACAGATGATTTTTAGCATTAATGGTACAATGTGGCAAGTACAATATAAAAATTCAAATTCGGGCGAATTAAGGCGGTCAGACAACACAATTAGCTTAGGTGTAACTGACAGAAACACACATACAATATATCTGTCAAATGCCTTGCGTGGGTTTATGCAGCGCAAAGTGCTGATACACGAAGTATGTCACGCAATCTGTATGTCCTATGATGTGTATTTGCCTATCGAACAGGAAGAGATATTGTGTGACTTTGTAGCAACATATGGGGATGAAGTATTTGATATTGTTGACATGATACTTGGAGCAGCTAGGAGTGATAGATACTATGGATAAAATAGACAGACTATTAGAATACATACACCGGACTAATCCGGAAATGACACGGCAAAAATTGATTGAAGAACTAGGAGAGAGTGACTATAGTGCCAAGAGCATTTATTTTTTGGCAATTCAAAATTCAAAATCCTAAAAAATCCTAAAAAATTTTGATACCCCCGTACCTTTTGGCTTTTTCGATTTCAAAAATCCATTTGTAAAATTTTACAAAAACTTGTCGAGAACTTGCAAAGAACTCGCACCTCGCTTTAATTGAGTAAAGTTTTCTGAAAATTCAAACATTTTTTATGAGCTGGTGTGCCCGACTTGTAACAACTCACACCCGGCACGGCTTGACGGCTCGAACCCCTACAACAATGCTATAAGGCATTGCAAGCGGCTTGTTTTACGGCTTATTATAGCACGCTTGATAAAATCCACGTTAGCACGCTTAAAAGCCCTTAAAACGTCAAATACATGGCTTTAAATGTGTATATCATAATATCATATATTGATTTTGTTAATTTGTCAATGTACGATAGCACCCGGACTTATAGCCGGACAAATTGCGACAGCTCCAACGGCTGCACACTTGATTTTAGGCACAACAGAAAGGGATATAGAATATCCCTAGTAATAACGCGTTATATATTTTCCGCCTTGATAGTCACAAAAAAGCGCGACCGGGTGAACATGCGCATGTTTTTCGACAACTTGCAGCCATTCGCCGCACCTCTGAACTGTAATTTTCAGCTCGTGCGACTCCATCCACTCAATGCGGTCATACTTGATATAATTAAAATCGTTTATTTTTGGCATTTCATAGCCTAGCGCCTGAACGCGCTTATATATTTCCTTTTTCCCTAGATACTCATATTTTGGCATAATACACCCCCCTAATTATAACAAGCCCTAATTATTGGGCTTATATAGTTTTTATGGTTTAGATAGTTATTAAAAGCCGTCCGGCGGTATTCCTTGCCACTTATAAGCGCGGTAACATCGTCACACGTGCCAAAGTCCGCAGTAGCCCTAAAAATATCGGTTATCGCTTTGCGTGTTTCTCGCTCGCTTGCCTGATATTCCGGCACGCTTTGATATTTGCCGTTGTGGCGCGCTCTTATTTCACGCTCTACAGCGTCAAGCGTAGTTAGTCCGTTACTCATCCGTCAACCCTCTTTCCTGTTCTAAAGCTTATATTTTGTTTTTTTCTGTGATGCTTGCTTGCGGTTTTTACCCTTTTCAAAACTTTCAATAAAAATTACTTTCTCTCATATATTTACACCTCTTTATATTTTCCCGGGGAATCAAACTCTGGAAAAGTTAACCTTACCTAAATTATAAAATCGTGCGCACCTCGTTGTAATCCGCATCGAGTTCCACCAAATTAAATAGTTCATGCTTTTCTCCCAATTCAAAATACTGTTTAGTTGCTTCTTCTTCGTTGTCAGCTAAGATTATTTCAAAGTTATTTTCTTCGATTTCCGCTCTGTAATACTTCATATAATCAACCATCCTTTTAATATAAAGCCGGTGAACTTGCACCGGCTTAAATGCTAATTACTCGTTGTCGTTGTCTTTCCAACTTGCCGGAACTCCGTCCCAAGCTGTGCCGAAATGTGTTACACCTAAAATATAAAGGTTTAACGGCTCGCAATAATAAACAAGTTCGTTAGTATATTCGCTCAATCTCTCGGCGTCACTGTCGTTGATGATAAAATACTGGAATACATCCAAGTAACAATTGTTCTCTTCGTCGTAGTCGGTACCACAATAAATATCAAACTCAAAGCCGTTTGAAATTAAAGTTGGCATGATGTCATTATTTAATACTAAATCGTCACAACAAAACTCAATCATTGACTTATAATCTTTTCTTGTCTCTTGTAATCTCTCTAATACTTCTTTGCTCATAATCTTGCACCATTTCACCGATTGTGTTATAATCGGTTTACCTTTCAATTATTATTTTGTTTGGTGCCTGTCGTTCGGTTGTCAGCTCTGCGACAGGCTTTTTATTTTGTTCGTTGTCTTTCGACTTGACTAAAGTATACCAAAATGTAAGGCACAAAACAATTGACAAAATACACAAAATGTAAGGCACAAAATAGTAAAACTATTATACAATATATACAAGGCACAAAATTATTTAAAACGCTATTATATATAGAAGCAATAATTATTGCTTGACTTGCAAGGCACAAAAATATATAATAAATGTAACTGTATAAGCGAAAGAGGTGTAAAACATATGGAATATAAGACCACAGAGGCGCGCAGAAAAGCCAATTATAAATATGAAGATAAATTTGAGCGCATAAACTGTCGCTTTGCAAAAGGCACAAAAGACAGAATTAAAGCCCTAAAATACAGCGCTAACGATTTTATAAAACTAGCTGTAGCCGAAAAATTAGAACGTGAAGAAAAAATATTAAAATAAGGCACAAAAAACAATTGACATACAAGGCACAAAATGTTATAGTTATGTCGTAACAAAGAAACAATTTGTTTTTATTGGAGGTATAAAGAGCATGAAATATAGAATAGTTGACGCAGACAACAGAGCCGAATATAGCAAGCCAAAGACTTTTGAAGAGGTCAAAGCGTGGTTTGAACCAAACGCAGAGCTTGAAGAGGAACATGACAAATGGGCGGAAATTGAAGATATTGACGATATGAGAAAGTATCTTATTTGGGAAGCTCAAGGAATGAGACCTAATTGGAGAATAGAGGATTGTAAAGAGAATTAAGATGGAAGTTTGAAAGGAGATATACAATGAGCGAAAAAATTAATGATAACATCATGAGTGCAATTGTTGCGCTGATGGACGACGAAACAAGAGAGCGTGTGCACTTTGAACTTGCACCCTGCTCAAACGAGAGTTTTTTAAAAAGGTACTGCGAATTAGTACCAGAGTTTGAAAAGACACTTAAAGATGAATTTAGCATTGAACTGGATGCATAAAAAATTAAATATTGTTTTCAAGAGTCGTTTAAAAACGGCTCTTTTTTATTGCAATTTTTAGGAAATAAGAACCACACAACAATGGTGCCGGGTATTTCTTTTTTGAAGTGTTCAAGGCTTAATTTTGCAACGTTAAAATTTATAGAGCGGAAAAATAAACAAGGGAAATGATAATTGTATCCAAAATGTATCCATCATGTATACACCATGTATACAAAGTGTATCCGTAGTATAGGCTAGGTAAGTATAGTATATATATTAATAAAGCCTTACGGCTTTATAGAAGAGTATATTATTATTAAACCCCTTTATTTTTTATTTATTTATATTAAACAAGATAATTAATAAATATAATATATAAATATATATAATGCCTGGTTAAATATACTAAGCTTAATATATACAGTCAGTATTGTTTTAAAATCTATTTGACAAATATATATTAGTGGTGTATATTTACATCAACAATTTAAGCGTAGAACGCACTATTGCCAAGCGTGAGCGCATATGCAGATGCCGGTTAGCCTGTATGACTTTAGTAATTAAAAGTTGCTAGAGCGTACAGGCTTTTATTTTTTTAAAGATTTAAGGAGGTGCAGAAAATGGCAGCGAATCAACAAAGCATTGAAATCTACGACAATGAGATCATGGCACAACTTGGTATTTTCTGCGAAGAAAACGGCATTGAAGACATGAAAAAAGAGAGCCAAGCAGTTTGGAATAGTGCTCTTTATTTTATTTATAAAAATGTGTTTAAAGGTGGAGTATTAAAAAGTACAGTAAATTATAATTTAAACAGCAATAAAATACCTAGTAATTGTAATAGTTATGATTATGATAAATGCATGGATGTATTAAATATATATATATATGATCTATGCATGAGATACGATAAAGAAGTATCTGTTATTGGCTATACTACGTTAACAGGTATTCCGGATAGTATTATATATAACTGGCGTGATGGCAATAAATTAAGCTCGGTGGCTTCGGATATATACAAAAAACTTGCAAAATACAGGGAAGAGAGTCTCTCTGATAAGCTCGTCACTGGTAGCAAGAACCCTGTCGGAGTGATAGCAGTACTTAATCGTCAGTTTGGATGGGCGAGCCCATACACGGCGGATAGTAATAGACAAAAGCAAGCGCTCACAGTGGACCAATTGCCACAATTAGGCGGTGCAAATAGTCAGAATATTAAAGCGTTAACAGGTGATAACATGGTTGATAATGCCAAGTAATTGTATATACAATACATACAATTCTAAACCCTTGATTTATAAGGCTTTGAGGACTATTGAATTATTATAACTATTCACAAAACAGTTGTTTAGCGAAGAGTTGAAAGCATATAGATGAATTGTATATGCAATAGACACAATTTAAAATGCTTGATGGTTGAGGGCTGAGCAGCGCACGTATTGGGTGCCCTAGGGGTACATATGAAAAGTGACAAACCGCCCCACTTAGCCCCCCAAATATCCGCCAAAACAAAAAGGCCTTTACTCATACCTTAACCGCACCAAGCAGTATTTATTATTATAACATAAGTTATATATTAATTAAACAACATACACAATAATAATATATATACATACAACTATGATTAAATATTAGTTATATATAATATATAACAGTAAAGGAGCTAACAGTGATGAAATTAACAGGATTTGAGTCAAGCAAAATTAATTCCGAAATGGTAAACCATCCTAGCCACTACAACTTGTCTAATCGTAAAGAGTGCATTGATGAAATGATTGACATTTACGGACTTAAGGATGTGGCTAAATGGTGTGAGATTACTGCATACAAGTATAAATATCGTGCCGGTCATAAAGACAGTCCCACACAGGATGTACAAAAAGCTATATGGTACACAATTAAGGCTCGCGAGCTTAAATCTGAGCGCAGATGGGAGAAATTCAGTAAGATTGCTGACAGATACTTGCCAATATTCATTAAAGGCATTTTTGCATGGCTGATGTTATTCTGTATGCTTCATGCGATACTCTTTTCTGACCAATGTTCAATGGCTGTCTCAATAGTGTTTTTGGCTCTTGCGTGTATAGCCGAGTCAATATTGAAAGAAAATGAAGATAATTAGATTTTGAGGTGTAAATCATGTTTGTATTAAAAATTGCAACAACAGTATGGCTGGCATTAATTGCGCTTGGAATGGCAAACGCCACATTAAACGAAAAAGTGACAGTCAGTACAAGACTTCTTGGTATTGCGGTAATGTTTGGTCAGATACTTGCCATAGCATTCATGTGGCAATAAATAGGGCATTCGCCAAGCGGTAAGGCGCGGGATTTTGATTCCCGCATACGTTGGTTCGAATCCAACATGCCCTGTTCGGGGTTTACTTGGTTCCCCGACATTGGACTTAGTAGTCCCTTTCGCCCTCATAGTGGAAAGCTGTTAAGAGCCGTCACAAGGCTCGTGAGGGTTTAATCGTGTATAATCCCACAATACATGAGCGTGAAAACCAACCTGTCGTAAAGACATCTGTAATAGGCAGAGTAGACATATATACCCCCTTTAATTAATTGTTAAACTAGGGCAACTCAAATCATATGAGTCTTAGGTGAGGTGCAATCCCTCACATGTCCTTTGCTGTAGGTTTCGTTAGTTCTTTTCCTACAGCACATACATATTTATATCTTATATTTCAGGAGGGTGTTGCCACTCCTTAGACTTCACCCTCATTACTGGCTTGTAGCTCAGCGGTAGAGCAGTCGGCTGTTAACCGACTTGTCGTGGGTTCGATTCCCACCTTGCCAGCTAATTATTGGTTCAAGTAGGCGACAAGGCTTGATCAAATGGACGGTACAGAAAATGCGCTGCTAAGTCCTGCCAATAAATTATTTGCCGATATGGGATAATGGTATTCCAGTAGCTTGCTAAGCTATCCAACAGAAATGTTGTTCGTGTTCGATTCACGATGTCGGCGCTAGTCGGGGGACACCGACTATTGATGTGTATACAAAAGGGTAAGTAGCGAATGGTCAGGAGACAGGCATATGGATTAAAAACATTTGGGTTATGCCTATGGGTTCGATTCCCTCCAACGTAAAGAGTGCACGCTTTATGTGTGGTTCAAATCCACACCACATCAATTACAACAAACTAGGTGATGCAGACCGAAAAGCACAAGCCTTAGTGCCTGTTTGTTGTATTGTTAATAAGGCTATTATCGGAAAGGCAGGTAATAAATATGCTATCAGAAAGCGAAATCCAAACAAAAGTTAATTTCTTATCATCAGCAAGGTGCAATCACACATTCCATAAATACATTGACATAACAGGTGACTTGATAGAGGGAACACTTTTATCAAGGATTTTATATTGGTTTGCGCCAAATAAAGACAATAAGAGCAAAGTTAAGATATACAAGGACGGCGAATATTGGATTGCAAAGCAAAGAAAAGACTGGTGGGAAGAAATACGGATTACTGAAAGACAGTATGATAAAGCAATTAAATCGTTGGTGAAAAAGAAATTTGTAATTACAGCAAAATACAAATTTAACTCAATGCCGACTATACATATACGACCTAATTATGATGTTATCAACGCAGAAGTTAAAAAATGGGAAGAAAATATCAGACAAGAGGTTATAGCAGAAGATAAAGGACAGGAATTACATAAACAAGCAGACGGGAATGACACAAAATGTAATTCCCAAGGGAATAACACAAAGTGTAATTCGGGAATGCCACAAGGTGTAACTCTTTTAACAGGGATTACTAACAATGATTACCTTAACACTAATTACGAGACATTAAATACTAAAAGTAATTCTCTTAACAGAGAACAGTGTAATTCTTTTTCACCTAAAGATAAAAAAGCGAAAGAGTTAAGCCGATAAGCGAATACTCTCAAAAAGATTGGGAAGTCGCCGAAGAAAGAATGATAAACAGAGCTGGTAAAATAGCCTATGATTGGACTAACGATGAAACGCTCAAAGAAAATGTAAAGTTGTTCTTTGAATACTTCCTAGACAAGCATAGAGAATACACCGGAGAATATCACTACCCATTAACAGACAAGGTCTTATCAAGAGTGATAGACAGTTTAACAAAAGAAACTGAAATAGAGCGTGACGGATATACGGACAATTATTACTCAACGATAAGCAACATGAAAGATAATACAGACTACAAGATGTTAGTTGATGAATATTTCAATACAAAGTTTTCAACGCAATGCGATTACAGCTTAGCTCACTTTTCTTCCGAAAAGGTTTTAATTAACATTATGAACCATGTTTGTAAGAGCAGTTGGTGTGAAAGCAAAGAATGGTAGGAGGTATTCATTATGAGTTCATATAAAGATTTACAGACTAAAATTTTTGAGAGAGACAATTACACTTGCCAATATTGTGGAAAAAGTAGTAGAGAATACAGGGCATTGGTGATGGCACACATAAGAACGGCTTCATTGTGTGGAGATGATAGAGAAAGCAATTTAATTACATTATGCAGACATTGCTACAGCCATATTTCAAACAATGAGATTAGAGCAAAGTTTGAAACAAAGGAAAATGCGGATTATTTTTGGGGGTTATATCACGAAAAAGTCAAAGGCTATTGCTATTACACCAACTATATCAGAAAAGTATTTACTGAAAATGGTGTAATTATGACAAGACCGCAAATAGATAGATATGTCAATGTATACATCAAAAATGACAGCGACTTTGATAATTTTAAAACAGAGCTAAAAGAAATCGGCTGTGAAAATATGAAGTATAAAATGCACAGAGAGATGGCAAAACACAAACATCAAATTGAAAAGCAAAAAATGGAGGTATAAATATGGCAAAGGGAGTTAAGACACGAAATATTGATTCATTCCGAGAGGGATTGACGGAATACGCATACGGCAGATGTTCACAATCGAAAGCTGCAAAAATGGCTGGCATGAGCAGACCGACATTTAGGAAGTACGCAAATATGCATTTTTTAGGTATTCCATTTCCTGACACACTGTTTAAGACAAAGGAGAAATGAGGAGTATGTGTGAATTTTGTTGCAAAATAGGAAAATTGGAAAAAATCAAGCAAGGAGCTTTTAAAGGCGGATATTATCCAGAAAAAAATGAAACACAAATTGTCGAATTTGAAAATGCATTTCATTTATTCGTAGGATGTAGCGACCCCTTTATGTCTGGAATTGGAATTGAAGATATAAAGTTTTGCCCTATCTGCGGTAGAAAGTTGGTGTAGTAATGGCGGAACCTTTAAGTAAATTAGCAGAAAAATGTAAAAGTTGCCCTAAATCTGAAAAATGCGACCATAAAAGAATGGAGTTATGCGCTTTAGCAGATTTGCCACCACAAAATCTTGCAAGTGCTACACAAAGCATTTTAATAGACAATATGTCGCCTATATTAAGGGAAGAAATAAAAAGTCCTTTAAGTCCATTTAGGTACAAAGACGAATTAGAAAAAGCACTAAATGATTTCCATTTTGGAAATATGTTTATGTATGGCGCCTAGAAAGCTGGTGAGAGAATGAAACATCAAAAAGAATGGCACACTTGTGACAGGTGTGGAAAAGAAATAATACGATACGATGAAAAATATGCATATATCAAAACGAGAGAGATAAAACCTCTTTACGAAAAAAGCATATGTACAGCCGAAGATTTAGCAAAGGAAGTGTTTCCAATGGCTATATGGAGAGATGATATGCAATACGATTTATGTCCTAAGTGTAGGAAAGAGTTCAGGAGGTTTATGAAAAATGGAGCATGAAAGAAAATGGTGCACTTGTGATAGATGCGGAAAAGAGATAAAAGTAGGGCTGTTGGCTACAAACTCAATCACGAGAAACGGCATATTAAATATAACATACGACTTATGTAATGAGTGCATGGAAGAATTTGAGGAGTTTATGAGAAATGAAACTGATAGTCGGAAATAGCGTATATGAAATGAAGGCAGAACAATTAAAAGCTGTTTTATATGTTGCAAGTAAATAGGTTCCATTTGGGATTTATGCGGTCAGCAAAAAAGGCATGGCTATTCTTTTGAAGGAGACCTATTCCACCAACGAGGAGCTGAAAAAGGCTGTTTCTGATTATGCAATGAAAGGATTTAAGGTGTATTACAATGAGCATGGCAGAAGTAATTAAATCAATAGAGCATGAAGCACTTAGAGAAGCACAATCGCACGAAATAGGCGGTAGAAATGGCGAGCCTATAGATTGTTCCACTTTAGAGGATAAACCTGTTGTTGTGGCAGATAATGAAGCAGACAGGCAAGCGCTTAGAGCGGCACTATCACAGAAATTTTGCGGTGATATATCCGGTGGCTATTTAACAAAGACACCATGTATAAGCAAAGATGATTCAATTCCAGAATGACTTAGAAAAAATGTCGAAAAGAAATTGAGAGATTGCTTTAAGGGGCGATAATTGATGGAATTTCAGTACAGAAAAATGGTACAGGAGATAGCTGATGAAGCATTAGACAATGTTACAATCAACAATATTCCGTTTCGTGAATGGATTGATGATGCGAATAATGCTTATACAAATAAAACATGCAATCTAGCTTCTTGCCGATACAATGCAGATGGTAAATGTACCAATCAAGAAAAAAGAGAAGAATGTGTCGAAGTGTCAGGAAAGGTGTTGTGCATAAATGAAGAAAACAAGAAGTAAAATGATCATTAAAACAAGAGCCGGCGGTTACACAAAGATTTATGCCAATGGGAAATGGCAGAAGAAAGTATGTGTCATTGACTATCACGCAGAATGCAGTAATAAAGATGGTATAAAGGTTACTTGCGAATTTGATAGACTGAAAACTGATAAAAATGGCTCAGTTATTTACGATGAAGCTAAAAAAGATTTTGCAAAAGAACACATAGTTGCAAGAATTTAGGGGGCAAGGTTATGAAAATAACTGAAATGAACAACTGCATTGAAGAAATGCGTAAATGTTACAAGTTTGATGATGATAAAACGGAAATAACGCTTGGAGATGCGACAAGCAGTTCTGCAAGATGTGTAAATGTATACACAAATGATGAAAACGGAACACGAATTGAAATGACAAGAATAGCGGATAAATTAGAAGAAGCAGACTATTGTTTGCGATGAAAAGAGATTTTATGAAAAAAATTTTTAAAACCATTATTCCCATTATTGTTATTGCTGTTGCACTGATATTATTTTTAAATTGGGCTAATAAAACCGAAAAATACGAATGTGAAATAGAAGAGATACAAAGTGGGATTTATGCTAGATACCAAAGTACAGCCTCATCTACCCCCGCTTACAACTATGAGATAATTACAGTTTGCATAAATGGACAACTGATAACCTACGAGGGAAACGTTGAATTTATTTTTGTAGAAAACGAGAATAAAATCAAAGTCATAGAAAAACCTAATATAGTTCACAGCGATAAAGCCATTGTCTATACTTCAAAAGACAGTGTTGAATACCTAGGAACTGTAGGAATTGGCAAGTAAAAATATTACCGACTACGGACTAATTGTAGTTGCTGACCTTAGAAAGATAAAGGTTGATAAAACATAGAAAAGGAGACGGAGAACATGAAGAAGTTATTTGTAAGTGTGCCGATGAAAGGCAGAACAGAGGAAGAAATCAAAGCTAGTATTCAGAAAATGAAAAAGATTGCTGAAATATACGAGGGCGAGGAATTAGAGCTTATCGACAGCTACATTGAGGACAACCCACCTAAAGACAGCAAAGAAGCCGTATGGTATTTAGGTGAAAGCCTTAAGAAGCTGGCACAGGCTGATGTATTCATCGGAATTGATGAAGCATATGATTGGAATGGCTGTTATATTGAAAGAGATACAGCACAAAGATATGGTATTAAAACATACATAGTTTCGGGAAGACATGTAATTGATAATTATAATGCACTTTTGCAGAAACTATTTCCGACTTGCAATGAAGCAATGCCAGCATTCTAATAAAATTTTACCGGCTAACGAATAGAGTTAGTCGCTAACCTAAAACAAGACCAAGAAAATAGTCTTTAAATAATTTCCAAAACACCAAGAGGTGCGTACAATATTGGTGTGCTAAGAATAGCTTTTACTACTGACTACGCATATTACCGGCTACAGATTGATTGTAGTCGCTACCCTGAAACAGTTATAGGCAGAGGTCTATAAGCACCTTTGCTGAAAAGTGGAGGTGCTTTTCTTTATGGCTAGTCAGAGCCTTATTTCCACAGTTAATGGATATGAAAATTACATAAAGAGAAATGGAATTGATGAACAGGTAATTAATGCCTATGTAGACGCTTGCAGTGTAGCCATAAACGGCGAGAAAGATATTGAGTATGGACTACAACTTACAGAAAGGGCAAAAGAGCTTATAGAGCGTTTCTGCAAGGACAAGACAGGTGGAACGATATGGGACTTGGAAAAATATGCATTCGACCACAAAACCACATATGAGCTGATAAACAAAAAATATGAGGTTTTGTTACTTGAAGCCCAAAACAAAATAGTTGACAGCTATTTTCAGTATATAGAGAAGAAGCGTGAGCCTAAAGACCGATTTTATATGCCACGTAGGAAACAACTAATCAAAATCGGACTCGTGGACGCATTGCAAGGCATGATTGACGATAAATACGACATATTGTGCGTGAGTCTAGTGCCTGGAGCTGGAAAGAGTACGATTGAGAAATTTTTTCATTCGGCAGTTGCCGGTTGGTTTCCAAAAGATTACAGCCTGTTTTATTCACACAGTGGCGATATTACACGGATGTACTACGATGGAGTATACGACATTGTTACCAATGATGATGATTATGCATGGCATGACATTTTCCCTAATCTATCAGTTACAAGCACGAATGCCAAAATGGAACAATTCAATATTGGCAAATACAAGCCGTTTCCGTCAGTACAATGTACTTCTGTTGGAAGTAAGAATGCTGGAAAAGTCCGTGCAAGTAAATTTTTGCTAGTTGATGATATGATAGGCGGAATTGAAGAAGCCTTAAATCCTGTAATACTTGATAAATTGTGGGATAAATACGCAGTAGACGCAAGACAGCGTAAGACACAAGACACAGACGGAAAGCCGTGCAAAGAGATACATATTGCCACTCGTTGGAGCGTACATGATGTTATCGGGCGCATTCAAAATATGTATATTGGAAATCCGAGAGTCAAAACAATATCGGTTCCTGATGTAGACCCGGTGACAGGAGAAAGCAATTTTGATTATGAGTACGGCGGTTTTACGAAAGAGTTTTTTGCCGACCAACAATTACTCATGGATGAAATCTCTTACCGATGTTTGTATAAACAGGAGCCTATTGAGCGTGAAGGCCTATTGTTTCCCGATGATAAAATCCGTAGATACTTCAATCTGCCACATGGCGAGCCGGAAATTATCACAGCTCAGTGCGATACAAAAGGAAAAGGCACAGACTATTTTGTTATGCCGATACTGCAAAAATATGGCGAGGACTATTATTGTATTGATTGTGTGTGCGACAATACGGCAGACTACGAAATGCAGTATGAAAATGCGTCAAACACATTAGTCAATAATCAGGTACAAGAGTGCGAGTTTGAGCGTAATGCCGGCGGCGACAGAGTGGCTATGGAAGTTAATAAGAGAGTTGAAAATAAAGGGTGGATATGCAACATCACTGATGTACCGACAGAAACAAATAAGGAAGCACGTATTTTTCAGTGTTCTAACTGGATTTTACAACATATTATTTTCAAAGACCAATCACTTTATAAGCCCAATGAGCCTTATGGAGTAATGGTATCACTGCTGAAACGATATTCAGTAACAGGCAAAAAACAGCTTGATGATGTTCCTGATGTTTTTTCAAACTTTGCCTTAAGAATGACGCAAGGTAGTAGGATAGCAAAGGTTGAAGCAGTACACAATCCGTTCAGAGGAGGGCTTTATTAATGACAAAGGAAGTTTTATCGCAGTATTCAGACTTACAAGAGGAAATCAAAGAGGTTAGAAAGAAAATTGCTAAATTGCAAGATGATCTTGAAAAGATAGAAAACGGAGAAAGCGTGATTGACACTGTATCGGGTGGTATGGGCGGTACGCAGCACTTCAAAATCGAGGGTGTACCATACCCTGAATATGGGCGCAAGCGCACATTATTGTACTCAAGAATGACTACATTACAGCTTTTACAAGATGATTTGCTTGAAAAGACGAACGATGTAGAGGAATTTATAGCAAGCCTTGATGATAGCAGAATGAGAAGAATAATTAATTTTAGATTTTTGGAAAATAAATCATGGTTGCAGACAGCATATGCACTTGGCGGTAAAGCCACAGCAGATAGCGTAAGAATGGAGTTTGAAAGATTTTTTAAGAAAATGTAAGTTTGTTCGTTCGGTTCGCTTAGAATGTGATAATGTGTAAGATGAAAAAAATGTAATTCGTTCATTGCGAAAAATCTCTTTTAGAAATAGCGCTCACAGATTGTGGGTGCTATTTTTAGTGAATCGAGGGTGACATGAATAATCAGAATATTGTACCAACAGGAAAACGAAGTGTAATGTGCCCTCGTTGCGGAAAGCTATTAACGTGGGTAAATGAAAGTGATAAGAAACGCCACAAGGTAATGTGTACGCACTGCCGTAAATGGATATGGTTTTGGGCTGGCACACAAGAATTTCAAATAAAAGAGGTTCCGCAGAGAACTTCTGCAAGTGGCATGAGGTTTTATTGATGTATAGATATGCTCATAAAAATGTGAGACCTTTTTCGGCTGTCTGTCAGAATAATTACGGCAGACAAGTTATTTTCACACGTAAAAGGCAAATCACAAAAAACAACATAATCGAAGAACTGAATAAAGCACTTGTGATTCACGAACAAAACGCTATTGAGATTGAGTATCTTGACAGATACTATCGTGGTGACCAACCGATTTTGTATAGGCAAAAGGTAAATCGTCCGGAAATCAATAACAAGATTGCTGTAAATCTTGCGTATGAACTTGTCGAGCGCAAAACCGCAGAGATGTGTGCCGAGCCAATTCAATATGTGCTACGTGGCACTGATAACCATAAGTCGGAAGAAATCACACAGCTTAACATCACAATGGATTCTGAAAGCAAACAGGAGTGCGACATAGACATACATCGTTGGAGAAGCATATGTGGTACCGGCTACAGATTCATCGGTAATGACGATGGACAAGGACAGTTGCTTGATGAAAGCGATTTTTATTTATCGTCTGAAAATCCAATGTACACCTTTGTAGTGTACTACTCAAACGGACGTCCGGCATTCTCTTGTCAAATCGGAGAGGACGAGGACGGAGCAGATATTTATTATGTGTTCACTGATAATGAGTGGTTCGACATTCGCAACGACAAGATTTATGCAAGCGGAATAAACGGCAACAGAGCAATCCCAGTAATTGAATATCCAAACAATGCAAGGCGATTATCTGACATTGAAATGACTATTGCAATCACAGACGCTATTAACGTGCTTACATCGGACAGAATCAATGGAGTCGAGCAATTTGTGTCTGCATGGGTGAAATTCGTTAATTGTGAGATTGATATTGATACGTTTAGAAAAATGCGACAAGAGGGAGCATTGGTAGTCAAATCTAACAATGGTTCAGACAACAAGGCTGATGTTGATGTAATGACAAGCGAGCTTAATCAGACAGAGGGGCAGGTGGTATTCACTGACCTCTTTGAAAGATTTTTAAGCATTCAAGGTCTTGCAAATCGTCAGGGCAATACAGGCGGTGATACCGGTTCTGCCGTAGAACTACGAAACGGGCATTATGACGCTGGGCTTAGAACGGCTATTAATGAGCCTATCCTTAAGAAATCGGAGAGAATGGCACTTAGGCTTATTCTTAACAGACTGAGAATTAATAAGGGCTTTACGCTTATGCCTAGTGATGTTGAGATACACATTAATCATAATAAGCTAGATAACATGCTTGTTAAAGCAGAGGTGCTTGAAATATTACTTAGGTGCGGTATCAATTACAAGAGGGCTGTCAAGACGATTGATATGTTTAGCGACCCTGAACAAGTCACTCTTGAAAGCGCTAAGCGTATGGAAATGCTATTCCCGGAAGAACAGCCGACAGCAGCTACACCTAACAGTAATAACGATGATAAGAACAATGGAAAGACAGCCGATGAATAATTGGCTGTCAATTTATTTTGGAGCTTGATATGGCAGATGAAATCCACACACTTGACAAAAATGAAATACAAGACATAGATTATGACACATATTTTGGTGAGATGGATTTATCTGACGAGGAAAAGGAAGATAGAAAAAAGCTTGCCGAAAAGTTTGAAAAAATCTTTGTTATGCTATTTGCCTTGTTATCCGGCAAGGAAGAAACAGAGATAACCACTATCACCAAAGAATTTATCATCAGGTATGAGAGTATTGCCACACAGTACTGTAAGGCAAAGAAAACACCCTCATACATTACGGATTATGCCCGGTACATTGTGAATGAGGTGGTTGACGCTACCACACAAAATACTGATGTAGAGTATTTTACTTCACAAAAGCGTGCAAAAAATGTAGCTGCGAATGAAGCTAATGCTGTCGGCAATTACAGATTGCAAACTGATATGGTGAAACAAGGTTACAAAACAAAAGAGTGGCGCTCAAAAGAAGATTCACATGTCAGACCTACACATGCAGATGTTGACAGAAAGAGAATTGATATTTTTGAGCCGTTTGAGGTCGGGAACTCGCTGATGATGTTTCCAAAAGACCATTCTTTAGGGGCACAGGTAAAAGAAATAGCAGGGTGTAGATGCAGTCTTAAATATTACAAATAATGAGCAACTTGTAAGGAAAACTTATAGGTTGCTTTTTATTATACAAAATTTGCAGTTGTGCGTTAAACAACAGAAAAACTCGGCTGGTGCGACCAGCGATAACAAAAGCGTGAGTTACGGAGGTAATGAAATGACAAGAAATGATGTTTTGAAGCTTTTCCCGGATGCAACGGACGAGCAGATAACAAATCTGCTTAACAAGAGCGGTGAGGAAATGGCAAGAGAGAAAGAGAAAGCCAATCAGTATAAGGCTAAAGCCGACAAAGCTGACGAGCTACAGGCACAGCTTGACGATTTACAGGCGGGCAACATGACAGAGCTTGAAAAGGCAAATAAAGCCTTAGAGATAGCCAATCAGCAGATAGCCAAGTTACAGAAAGATAATGCTGTCAGAGACTTACGAGAGAGTGCAATGTCTGATTTTGGCATTACTGCAGAACAGGCAAAGACAGTAGTAAAAGAGGATGGCTCTTTTGACACGGCAGTTCTTGGAAAAATTATGTCCGACAAAGAAGCCAATGCGATAGCGGAGTATGAGAAAAACGCACTCAAAGGTACTCCTAATCCAAACAATGGCGGTAACAATAATGATGGTGATACAGGAAATAAGACGAATGCTGAAAAGATAGCAGAAAGCCTTATGTCTGATGCACCTAAAAGCAACAACATTTTATCACATTACATTCAGTAATAACAGGAGGTAAAAAATGGCAAAGGAAATGAATATGCAGTATGAAAAGACTTCATACGCGGGAGACGTACAGATTCTCAAAAGAGAGCCTAATGAGGCAATTCCTTTAACACTTGATTTTTCTGCGGTCACAGATAAAGACACAAACGGAAAGAAAATTGTTAAAGCCGGTACACCAATTGGAAAGACAGGAGTTGTAGACAATACAGCAACTACAATCGGCATTTTGAGATTTGATGTAACAGAGGACAGACCACAGGGAGTACTGCTTAAGAAAGCATATCTTAACACAAAGGTAGCAGAAGCACACTCAGGCGTTACATATGACGAAACAGTTAAGACAGCTCTTCCAATGATTGTATTTGAATAATAACAGGAGGTAAACAGATGTTAATTAATGAAGTATTAGACAGTAAGTCTATCGCATTATCAGCAACAGAAAACGCTAGTAATCAGATACCTTATCTTGGTTTACAGTGGTTTCCGGAAAGAAAGAAACAGGGGCTTGATTTAAGCTGGATTAAGACACATAAAGGGCTTCCAGTATCACTTGCACCATCCAACTTTGACACAATCCCGACAATTAAAGCCAGAGAGGGATTAAGCAAGGAAAAAACACAGATGGCATTTTTCCGTGAGGGAATGACAGTCGGTGAAGAGGAAATGCTTGAAATCGAGCGTATTCAATCAGAAGATGACCCTTACCTTGCAAGTGCTTTATCAAGCGTATATGACGATACTAACAACCTTGTAAGCGGTGCCGAAGTTGTACCCGAGCGTATGAGAATGTCACTTCTTGCCACAAGCGCGGGCCACCCAGTAATTGCCATTGTAAGTGATGGTGTTCAGTACGCTTATGATTACGATAAGGACGGCTCATACGCAAAAGACCATTACGCAAAGTTATCCGGCACAAGCATGTGGAGCGATACAGCTAATTCAAAGCCACTTACAGACCTTAACAATGCAAGGAAGAAGTTACAGAAGCAAGGCAAGACTGCTAGATATGTGCTTATGAACAGCAATACATTTCAGTATTTGCTTGATAATGCACAGATAAGAAACTCAATCCTCGCACAGAACCTTACAGCAACTATTGATGTTGACGATGATACTGTTATTTCAGTAGTGCAGAAGAGAACAAAGCTCACTATCGTACTTTACGATAAGATGTACATTGATGATGATGGCAAGGAGCAGTACTTCTACCCGGATAACAAGGTTACACTCCTTCCGGAGGGTAGTCTCGGTAGCACTTGGTTTGGTACTACACCGGAAGAAAGAACTGCAAGACAGGTAGCCGATGTAGATGTAACAGTATATGGTGTAGGTATCACAGTTGCTACAAAGACAGAGTACGGACCACCTATGAAGATGTCAACATTTGCTTCTGAGGTTGTTCTTCCATCATACGAGAATATGGATAGCACATTCGTATATGAGGTTCATAGCGAAGAGTAGGGGGTGCAACTATGAAATATCCATATATAGTGGTTCATAATGGTAAATGGTATAACGCTGGCGAAGAGGTTCCGGAAAATAATAATTCCGGAGCTTCTTTTGATTATAGCAAGACAACCATTAATCGCATGTCTACATCTGATTTACAGGCTTTTGCCACAGAACAAGGTATAGACAATGCAGAAGAACTTACAGGAGCAGAGCTAAAGAAACTGTTAATTGAAAAGTTTGGATTATAAGGAGCTTGGCATGGAATACACCACATTAGAACAAGTAAAAATCAGACTTAAACAATTTCATATTGATACAGTCACGAATGATGATGAAACAACATCTGATGTGGTAGTGTTCGACAACAAGGAAGATAACCCACTCATTGAACAGCTCATTAAGCAAGCCACGGAAGATGTAAAAGCAAAAAGGTGTTATCCGGACACTTTCACTGATAATGATATAACTGCCGATTTAAAGCAGTTTGAGAATGTCGTTATCAATCTTGCTGTCTACGACCATTCACAAGCCGGCGAGAACTACATGAGCGCATTAAGTGAGGGCGGAGTGAGTCGTACATGGAAAGACAGAGATAAGCTGTTTGTCGGAGTTTTTCCTTTTGTCAAAGTGCTATAAGCAAAAGAAGATTGTGCGTTACCATTTTACTGATGTCGGTAAAGTGGTAGCAGGCGGTACACATTAAGTGGTGGTGGGCGGTGTGCCAATTACCAAAGACGAAAGGCTGTAAGATGAATAATTTAATCTATCAGACATACATTATTGCCTTACCAATTATCCTAACAGCGCTTTTGGGTTATATTGTTTGGCTTTTACAAGAGCAGAAAAAGCAAAAAGCGATAGACACAAAAGAAAGAAACGAGCGCATTGAAGAGGAAAAGAAGCTACGACAAGCGAACGGAAAAGGTACAATGTTACTTTTACGAGTACAGCTTATCGAATACCATGATAAGTACATGAAGCTTGGCGAAATTCCCTCATATGCGTATCAGAATTTTTGCGAGATGTATGACGCATACCACGCACTTGGTGGTAATGGCATGGTAACAAAAATGAAAAATGAGATTGAGGAAATCCATTTAGGTAAAGGAGGAAAAAACTGATGGACTTTACACAAGTACCTACAGTAGTTGCCATTATGGTAATTACTTATTTAATCGGATATGCTTCAAAGCAGATACCACAGGTCAAAGATAATATTATTCCTATTATCGTAGGTGTAGCCGGTGGAGTACTCGGCATTGTTGGAATGTTTGTAATTCCTGGTTATCCGGCAAACAACATTCTTGATGCAATAGCAGTTGGCATCGTGTCGGGCATGGCAAGTACCGGTGTTAATCAGATTTACAAGCAGATAAAGAAAAATGCTTGACATTAATAAACAAGCCATGAAATACGCGCTTCAAGGTCAAACTGTCACAGTCTATGAAAAAGACGAGGACGGAAATCCAAAGTTTTACGAAACAGAGGACGGAGAGAAGATATACTACACACACGAAGAAACAGGCTTTTCGGAGCCGGTTGATTTTCGGGCAAATATATCGTTTGACGGAGGAGAAGCACAGAACAAGGAATATGGCTTTAATACGGCTGATTTTGACGCTGTTTTGCTGACAGATAAGGGAATGTACCCTTTTAAAAAAGGAGACGTTATTTGGCTCGATAGCGAGCCTACAAAGGGCGAAAACGGATTAGTTGATTCAACTTCCGCAGACTTTACAATAGTGGGAGTCAAGCCCTCTCTCTATTCAGTTAAATACATGCTCAAAGCAGTTGTGAAAGAAGTGTAATTATGAAAATCGACATTTCTCTGACAGAAAAATCTATACAAGATGCGATAGACAAGCTTGAAAAATGCAAAGACCGCTTACAAGACAAGTGCATAGCGTTTGCCGAAGAGCTTGCTAGTAATGGCATTGCTGTAGCACAAGCAAATACAGGCAATTTCGGACACTATATTACATTTAGCTACGAAATTAAAGATACAAAAGACGGATGTACGGCTATTGTGCTTGCCACTGAAACAGGGCAGATACAAAGCACATGGCAGACGGCAGACGGACTCAAAACAGTCGATGTATCGCCTTTGCTTATGGCTGAATATGGCTCGGGTTGGAAAGCTAAACCACATTTTAATGACACAAGAGGCGGTCAAGGGACTTTTCCGGGGCAGACACACGCATTCGATAGTGAGGGTTGGTATTGGAGAGACGAAAGCGGAGAATTACACCATTCATACGGCATTACACCTACAATGCCGATGTATCACGCGTTTGTAGAAATGGAAAACGACATCATAAGAACGGCACGGAAAAATTTTGGTTGAGGTGATAAAGTGGCAAGTCAAAACCAATGGGTGCACGACCTTGAAAATCTCACATATGCGATTGTAAAAACCCGATGCGAGAAAAAATTGAAAACTAAATATCCCAAGCTAAAATTCACGCAGGAGGAACAGTCGGACAGTGCAACGGCTAGTTTCCCAACAGTGCTGATTCAAGCACTCGAACCTATTGAACAGAATACAGATTTAGAGTGTGAAAGAATAAATACAGTGTTATTTACAGCGCAAGTGACTGTTACAACGAATAAAAGCCGTTCGGAAGCCTTGAATGTGGCGCAGACAGTGGCTAATGAATACAAAGCCATGTCATTCAAGTTAGTGCCAGTCCCATTCGCTAGAAAAAACGGCAAATTATGGACAGCAACATTACGTGCTAGGCGGTCATTCGATTGGAATGATAGATTATAAGAGCCAAAAGGCTCTTATTTTTTTATGAAAAATTAGGAGGTAATAAAAATGGCAACAGGATTAAAAAGTAGAATTGCTTACAAGACACCAACCGGATCTGCCACAAGTGGCGATTATTGGGCTGGAACTTACAAGCTCTTACTTAGAGCAAAATCAATTCCCTCACCATTCGGTTCACAGAACATGGTAGATACTTCAACTCTTGAAGATTTAGTAGAGACGCAGGAAATGGGTAGACGTTCAGCCGGTTCTATGGAAGTTGAGGGAGCTTTCGAGAAAAAGTACAAGGATGAGATGGTAACTAACGAGGGCAAGAAGCTCGATTTCATCATTCTTTATGGTACAGACGGAAAAGGTTCAGAGGGTATCTGTGCTTTTATTGGACAAGAGTCATTCGCCCCAGGCGAGGCTTCCGATGACCACTTAACAGGAACTGCGACTGTATCAGTTCAGACAGTACCTAAGTGGATTGAGGACAACTACGAGGTTGCGGTAACAGAGGATGACCAAGGTTATCCAACAGCAATCACACTCACAAAAAAATCATGAGCCAATCGAAAAAAGCCGTAGCGGTTGGCTATGATGATAGCACGGCTGACAGCGAACTTGAAGAAACAATATAGTAAGGTAATTGAGGCAGTGTTAAAACTGCCTCTTTCCCTATATAAATTAGGGAGAAAGGGAAAGATAAAATGAAAATTAAATTAGATGGAAAAGAGTATACAGTTAAATTCGGATATGCACCGGTATATAAGAATAAAATTATCCCAAGGCTCGTAGGAATGGAGCAAAAGGGCGAGGGACTTGAAGTCATTGACAACATGCTTGGATTTTTACCGGAGTTTTTGCTCGTGGGCTTGCAAAAGTTTCACGCTGACGAATTTGGCTTTGATTTTGACGATAAAGAAGCAAAAGAGAAGCAATTAGCGAAGATGTATGATTTGCTTGACGATTATCTCGACCCAGAGAATGAAGAGGGTGGAGATATAATGTCGCTCTACCACGATTTGTCGGCTGAAATGGAGAAAAACAGTTTTTTATCAAAGATGCTGGCGAAAGAGGCACAGACAGCCAAGAAGAAACCAATCAAGAAGTAAAAGAGCTTACATGGGAAGTCTATTGCAACGAAATCCGTCCATATTGGCTGTTGGCAACTAAAGGCTATGGATTTAGCGTTGAGGACATAGATATGTCTTGTCCGGCTGATTTAGAGCCTTATTCAAAGGCTTATATGCTCGAGCAGAGAGAATCTGACTCTAACATGTGGGCTTGGTGGGGCACATACGGATTAAGTGCAACTCTTACAGCTATCGACAGAGCCTTAAATGGCAACAAAGCAAGAGCAAAATACATTGAGAAATCATTAAATGAGCAATACTCAAAAGATAACGAGCCTAAATACAAGGAGTCTAATGAGGAAATTGCCGTATACGAAATGAAGCAACGAATTAACGCATTAAGACAGTCGGGATTACCTGAAAGTCCTGATTAATGAGGTGAAAATATGGCATATAAAGGAATTGACGTATCGTCATATCAAGGAAATATTGATTGGAGTAAGGTTAAGTGGGCTGGGGTGCAATTTGCAATCCTAAAAATAATCCGCAAAGACCTTAATCCGGATAAGACCTTTGAGCAAAACTGGAAAGGCTGTACTGATGTAGGAATGCCGATACAAGGTGTTTACAACTACTCATACGCTACAACAGTAGACAAGGCAAAGACGGATGCGAACAAGGTCATTCAGACGCTTAACGGAAGAAAAACTTTCGTTTGGTTAGATGTTGAAGATAAGTGCCAGCAAGGACTTGGACAGACGCTTATTGACATAATTAACACATATCAGAGTGTTATCAAGAGTGCTGGGCTTAACTTTGGTGTATACACAGGGCTTAGCTTTTACAATCAGTACATTGCACCATACGCAAATCAGATTAATTGTCCGTTTTGGATTGCACGCTATCCGTCAACTAAGGGAATGTCTATTGGCGATGAGCCTAATAGCGCAAAGAAACCTGTTATTCAACATCCTCTGTACGGTTGGCAGTATTCAAGCGCGTTTACTTGTAGCGGTCTGAATAGCAGTACTGACGCTAACTTACTCTATGTTGAGCTTGGTAAGGGTGATGGAATAGAGAATAATCCGGCACCAGTAGCAACTCCGACACCAACAGCAACTCCGGTAAAGAATAACGCTTGGAAAGGCAATGAGGAGTATTACCTCGATAATGATGATGTAAGAAAATGGCAACATGCTATGAACATCGGATTTGACACAGACGAACTTAAGGAAGATGGCAAGTTTGGAGCTAATTCACAGAGATTTGCTAAAAATCACAATCTGTGGAGTGGTCAGAAGCATAACTGCCCGACAGCCATTAAGTGGCTGAGAAAAACTCTGCATGACAAGTATCATTTCTACAAACTTGACACTGATTACAAAGAGTGGAGTGATTATCTCACTAAATGTGTCATGGTATTTCAGAAGAATAGGGGGCTTAAGCAAGATGGCTATGTTGGGTTGATTACAACATACTATCTGCTCAAAGACTAAATACATGAGAGCTACTTTAGTGTAGCTCTCTTTTTTATTACATACAGGGAGGTGAGAAAATGGCAGAGAGCATTGAGCTTCAAATCAAGTCGGACGCGCAGCAAGCGACTAGAGCCATAGGCAATTTACAAGCTAAGTTGCAAGGGCTTGGAAGTACTCTCAATTCCCTCAATGGTGCAAGCATAAGCAATTTTGCGAGCGGGATGTCACAACTTGCAACATCACTTAGAAGTGTGAGCAGTATCGACACACGTACCTTTAGCAAGATTGCAACTAACATGGAGAAACTTGGCAACCTTGATACTGCAAGACTTGTCAGCTCGGCAAGCGCCTTGAAGAGCATGGCAACTGAATTGTCGGGCTTTGCGAGTATCTCAAAGCAATCAGCAGAGATTACACAACTAACAGCTTCAATCTCAAAGCTCGGTTCAAAATCAGCCGGGTATGCTGCAGATAACATCAGGAACCTTGGTAGTGCCTTGAAAGAGGTAATGGCAACATTATCTAACGCACCGAGAGTCAACAGTAACATTATTCAAATGACTAATGCACTTGCTAATCTGTCGCAACAAGGCGCAAAAGTTGGTTCGGCTAGTAGGTCGCTCATAACAGGCTTTTCAAACACAACTAAGTCAATTAAGAGTACAAGAAGTGGATTCAGGGGCTTAGCTTCAACTATCGGTAAGTTTTATGCAACTTATTGGTTGGTTATGCGAGCTGTTGGAAAAATAGGCGGTGCAGTTGATTTAGCGAGCCAATTAACAGAGGTTCAAAACGTAGTAGATACCACGTTTGGCGATATGGCAAGCAAAGTTGATGATTTTACAAAAACATCAATTCAAGACTTTGGAATGTCGGAGCTGACAGTTAAGCAAATATCAAGCCGTTTCCAAGCGTTAGGTACCTCTATAGGTATTTCGTCAGAACAAGTGGCAAATGGTACGGCAGTGGCAAATAAAGCTCTTATGAGCCAAAACAACACGCTATACAAGACTACAGACAGTATGGCTGATATGTCACTTAATCTTACGAGATTAGCTGGCGATATGGCTTCATTCTACGATGTAGACCAAGCTGATGTTGCAAAGAGCTTACAATCCATTTTTACAGGAACAATTGCACCATTAAGGAGATACGGACTTGATTTAACACAAGCCACACTTTCAGAGTGGGCTATGAAAAACGGACTTGACGCAAATATCAAGTCAATGACGCAAGCTGAAAAGGTATTGCTAAGATATAATTATGTCATGGCAAATACGCAAGCTGCACAGGGTGATTTCACTAAGACCGCGAACACCTGGGCTAACAGTGTAAGAGTCCTTAAGCAAGAGTTTCAAGCGTGGGGCAGTATCATAGGTAGCGTAATAATCAATGCTTTAAAGCCATTTGTTCAAGCCTTAAGTAAAGTAATGCTCAAGGTTATCAGCTTCACAAGAACTGTAGCTGACGCACTCGGAGCAATCTTTGGATGGACTATCGAAATAAGCGGTCGCGGTGCCACGGCTGACGGCATGGAGGACATAGCTGACGGAGTAGGCGATATTGGCGATAACGCTGATAGTTCCAATAAGAAAGCACAAAAACTGAAAAAGACATTGCTTAGCATAGATGAGATACACGCACTTGACGATAACAGCGACAGTGGCAGTGGTGGCAGTTCAGGCAGTGGCGGTTCCGGTGGTGGTGGAGCCGGTAGTGGAGTTGACAGTTCACTGAAAAAGACAGATGGATTGCTTGAAAAATACAAATCATCAATCAAAGACCTTTACTCACTCGGAAAGTACATCGGTGACGCTCTTGCGAGTGCTATGGAGAGTATTGATTGGAAGAAGATTTATCAGAAAGCTGATAATTTCGGAAAAGGACTTGCAGACTTCCTTAATGGTTTAATCAGCCCAAGGCTCTTTTATGATTTGGGCGCAACAATAGCCGGTTCGCTGAACACAGCTTTGCATTTCCTTAATTCATTCGGCACAACATTCGATTGGACTAATTTTGGCTTGTCGATTGCTAACGGCATTAATGGATTTTTTGAGAACTTTGATTTTGCGTTATTGGCAAAAACTATTAACGCATGGGTACAAGGAATATACACCATGCTAACCACAGCAATTAAAAATGTGTCGTGGAAAGACGTACTCAAAGGAATTACGGACTTTTTAAGCAATTTAGACATTAAAACTGTTGAGATAATAGTTGGCACATTGCTGATAAAAAAGATAATTTCGTTAAAATTGGGTTCAGCAGCTCTTGCTTTTATTGGAAAATCATTATCGAAAGCAATAGCAGAAGCAATTGCTTCAAAAATTGGATTTGAGCTTGTAAAAGGAGCTGGCATTAGAACGGCAATAATGCAAGCATTTAAAACGATTTTCGCCTCATTGTCAACTAATCTTGGATTGCTCATAGAGGGATTATTTAGTGGCTTAAGCTTGGGTGATGCAATAACAGCCGCATTCGGAACAGGGGCAGTAGACCTATTAGCAACAATTGGTTCTGCTTTTTCGGCAATAGCCGGAACAATTTTATCTATTGTAAATTTTGTCAAAATGCTAAAAGACGGATTTAGCTGGGTGAATGAGCTTTTAATGGTAATAGGTGTTGCATTAGCCACAATCGGAGCAATATTAGCTGGTGTGGCAGCATTGCCGGCGGTAATTGTTGGAGCAATAGTGGCAGCAGTATCAACAATCGTTGTTTTAGTAAAAGATAATTGGAACACAATTTGTGAACTATTTTCAACGGCTGGCGAATGGTTCAATGGAAATGTCATTGAGCCTGTAGTTTCGTTTTTTAAAGATATGTGGAAAACCATAAGTGGCTTTTTCGGTTCTCTATGGAAAGACATAGTAACTGTGTGGCAAGGAGCTTCGAAATGGTTTAGTTCCACAGTAATTGAGCCGATAGTTGGCTTTTTTAAAGGCTTTGCTACACGAGCACAACAGATTTTTCAAGGTGTTTGGATAATAATTCAAGCAATTTGGATAGTAGCTTCAAGCTGGTTTAATAATAATGTGATTACTCCAATTTCAAATCTGTTTAACTTTTTAAAAACGTTTATACAGACAACGATACAGACAGCAAAAGATTTTGTATTTTCAACATGGCAAGGGGTGGCAAGTTGGTTTAGCGGTACAGTAATACAACCGATTTCAAACTTTTTTAATATGTTGAAAGCTGGCATAACATCGGCACTTAGCGTAGCAAAGAACTTTGTTATATCTACGTGGCAAGGAGTAGCGAGTTGGTTTAATGGCAATGTTATTTCACCTATCACAAACTGCTTTAATATCATGAAAAACGGAATTACAAACGCGTTTAATTATGTGTGGAGTTCAATAAGAGGCGGCGTTACAGGAGCCATGAACTACGTTATTTCTAAAATAGAAAACGGCGTTAATTTTGTTGTCAGTGGAATTAACTCTTTATTAAGAGGATTTAACAAAGTTGTTTCCATAGCCGCTAAGGTGGCTGGTGCAAATTGGAACGGAGTATCGTTAGTCCCGAAAGTGCACATTCCAAGGCTCGCTAGTGGTGGAATTTTCCCGAGGGGAGAGGACGGCATGGCTTTTATTAATCACAATGAGTTAGTCGGTAAATTCTCAAATGGTAGAAATGTAGTTGCAAACAATCAACAGATTACAGAGGGAATTAAACAAGCTGTCATGGAGGGCATGGCACAAGTAATGATGAACTTTAATGCCGGAGGAAATTCTGCTCCTATCATTGAAAACGTGTTTAAGTGCGACAGCGAAACACTTTATCGCATGACACAGGTAGGTAAAGCAAAGCATGGACAACGATATATTGTAGCAAATGAATTTGGCTAAGACACTCACCCTTGCGTGGGTGTCTTTTTACGAGGTAGCAGTATGGCAATGATGTTAGTAGACGGAGTGGAATTACCTACTCCGTCAAGCTTTGAATGGGGCTTAATTGATGTATCTGCAAGTGATAGTGGACGAACACAAGACGGCAAAATGCACAAGAATAGAATAGCGCAGAAACGACAAATTAAATTGTCGTGGAATGGTACAGACAAGGCTAGGACAGCAAAGATACTTCAAATGGTAAACCCCGAATATATCAGAGTAACATATCCTGACGCTATGAGCGGCACCGATGAAACACGTACATTCTATGTGGGTGACAGAGGCGCACCTATCAAGATATGGACTGTAAACAATAAGAGGTACGAGACATTGAGCTTTAACCTCATAGAAGAATAAGTCCAGCTAATAAATGTCAATAGTTAAATGAGAAAAAATCTATTTTATTTTCTGACTAAAAAAGGGCGGACTTTCCCCTTGGTGAAAATATCGTTTTTTGAAAGATATTGATTCATTGGGTTCATAGTATTTTATGCAGCTATGTCGCATTTAGCAGAATTGTATTGTTTGATATGCTCCTGAGGAGCAATGATTTTGAATGGTTTGTTATCTCTGAGTATTGCAAATATCATATTGCATACCTTATGTGAAACAGCTCCCATTGCTACGAGCTTTGGTTTTGAGTCACATTTTTTGAGGTAGTACTCACGAAGAACTGGATTTTTAGCTTCTCTATTACGGGAGATACTGATACTTTGTAATGTTAACGTGTGAATAACACGTCTAGCTATGGCAGAACCACGCTTAGACATTTGAACCTTGGTGCCTTCAAATTTACCGGATTGCTTTACTGCTGGATCAAGACCAAAATAAGCGAAAAGTTGTTTGGGCTTTGAAAATGCTGAAAAGTCACCGATCTCACCCATAATGGATACAGCAGACAAGAAACCAGCACCTTTGAAAGTTTCAATCAAATGAATCTGCTTGACAAAGTCAGAATCTTCATTAGCATCAACAAGCTCGTGGAGTGATTCAAGAATGCTGTTGATTTCTTCATCATATTTACGTATGAAGCTGATATAAAGGCGAATACGCTTGATGTTGCTGTCTATGATGTAACCAAACTGATTTGCATCAGTTGCCGCCTGAATTATGGCATTATACTTATTTTGAGCATATGTAAGCCCAAATCGAGCTGTGGATTTGATGATATCAATAATCTCTTGCTTGTCTGCTTTAAGAAAAGCTGATGGAGAGGTATAAGTCTCCAATAATGTAAGAGAAGTGTTGATAGTAACCTTGGAAAAGATGCCAAGATACTGTGGAAACGCCATGCGTAATTCACCCTGAAGCTTATTCACATAGGCACTGCGATTATCCATTAAATCGTAGTATTCACGGCATAGGTTACGGCAGTTTAGAGCAAGATCTGAAGGCATAAGTGAAACCTTTAAATCAGGTTTCAAACCAACCAAAGCAGCTTTTTTAGAATCAAAACGATCATTATGTACTTTTCGTATGTTGATATTTGTGCTATTCTTAGTGATGATAGGATTAATAACCGAGCAGTTAAAACCCTTATCACGAAGATAGCAGAAGAGTGGGTAATGATAAATTCCCGTGGATTCGAGGAAAATGCGACTTTCCAAAGAATACAACTCTTCTGCTTCTTTTATTTTAGAAACAGCGGTTGTAAGGGAATCAATACTGTTATGTAGGATTTTGTAAGGTTTTCCTACGAATTGTTGGTTTGGAAGTGCTATAGACATCCATGAGAAATCAGCACCGACATCAATACCAACAGAGATGAATAGTTCATCAAGATTAAAAATAACTTTGTTTGACATGAGCAATAGCCCCTTTCTGATAGGAATCCATTTCCAATCTGGCAGGTACACAACCTAGCGTGTTATTCGGGTATGGCCTTCAGGCTCCCAACCAGCTAAAACATAAAACCCTGTCGAATGGACTAATTGACTTTATTGCAGGTATCAGTCACAGAAGTGACTTCCCAAGGAGGTGAACATTCTTTGTCCTATCCTAAGAGATAATACCTTATGTTTTATCTGGTGTCTATCAGGAACCGTCAGACATGATAATTATTATGGATAACATCTGATGAAGGAAGAATCCCTTCTTTTGTTATCTGATTTACAGAAACTTATTAACCAAGTAGTCTTGATTGACTACACCATTATTATACTAGG